GTTTTGTTATGAATTCTTCCCGATTAGATGGGTTATTTGCTAACTGTTTATATTGAGTTAATACCTTTTTGAATAAACCTTTTGCATAAGGGCTTCTTGGCTCGCTAAACATAGGATTCGCTTTTTCCCACACATCAGGATTATCAATTTCCTCTGGATCATCAATCTTACAGATGAAAGGAAACAATGGATCTTCTAAATCTCTTCCTTTAAGAATGTTCATTGCTCGTTCTTTCGTCTTATCCAAGAATCCATCACGAACAAAACCATCTGTACCAATAAAAAATTCTCTAGCATTCGGAACTTTACCAAGTCCACTAGAGAATACATTTACTACATCAAAGTTTTCATATCGATGTATTTCATCGTAAATAACACAACCGTCACGAAGTCCATCTTTAGAACTTGCATTTGATGTGTGATATTGCATAACACTTTTTGTATCATTACCAAGGATTTCAACCTTAGTTCGGTAAAACATGTCTTCTAGTATTTCTTTACCTTCAATCGCATCATATATTTCACGGAACGATACTTTTGCTTGTTTTTCATTGTTGGCCACAATTGAAACATTGTATCGATCTATTCCGTGTAGTGGACTAATAAAGAAATGGCATAACGATGAAATCAAACCATTTTTACCACCACCACGAGCCATCATAATTAAAAATTGCTCGTAAAAAACAGAATCATCTTCTTTATAAAAAAGAAAAACAAATGCTGTTAGGAATTTTTGGAATGACTGCAACTCAAAGTACCATTTCTCAGTGAATTTTATATAGTCCTCATGCATTTCAGTATCAAAATATAAATCATCACGTATCAAAATGTATTTCTCAAGGTACTCAATTAGCATTATGCGCTCTTTATTCAGCTTGATTTTCCCTGTCCGATACATTTCAATATATTCATCAACGTATTGATTTTGAATCATGTTAAATCTTTAACTGAGCGCGTAGTTTTTTGAGGTACATTACTTACTTCAGCCGATGCTTCCAAACCAAGCGCGCCTAAAATCTTTATCATTCGGTCATTGGTTTTATGTAAATCATTAATAGAAGGATTGGATTTTGGGCCATGCATACCAGATACTTTTATTCCGGTGTCTTGAATATCATCGATAAGCTCACACTTTAAATCCCACAATGATAAATAATCTTGAACTAAGTCTTCATAATGATTTCCAACGATTTTTTTCTTCTTCAATTGGTTGTATAAGTCTTTTTCAATACGTTCCCTCAAGGCTTCACGACTGGTTTTAGACACTAGATCCCCTCCCTCCTGATTTACAGTAGTTTCCAATTTAATATAACGCGCGAAAACAGTGATAAATTTGGAAAATCGACCCCCTCCTCCGGTGCCCCTTAGACTAAAAAAAGGTGAAATAATTTAAGGGGGGTATCATTTTTAAATTGTTTTACCACTTTTCATCATGTTCCCATTGGTTTTGTTTCTTTTTAAATGTTCTACCGTGTTCTTTATTATGGCAATCAACGCAAATTGTTTCGAGATTATCCATCTCTAACGCAAATGTTGGATGATGTTCTAGTTCTTTTATATGATGGACAACGAGTTGTATCTTCTTACGCTTTGCACTCTCACTGTACTCATTGGTGTCCACACGAACACTACCATTACGCTTACACTCTTGGCATTCATAGTTGTCTCTCTTCTTTACTTGTTCACGTATACTCTTCCACTCACCACTATCATAGAACTTACGCTTCTGTTGTTTGGTTTTGTATTCATTCACTATCCTTTACCTCAATCACACCTGTATCAATCCGTTTCTCTCGGTGCTGAATATCAAGGCACTTCTCACAGTAGAAAGTAGCTGATACATCTACACCATAACGATTAGCATCTGAGTAGAAAGAAGTAGTCTCGCTATCTAATACTTGATACCTATGCTCACACATATACCTCACTCCTTATCACTGTCTACATACTCACGAGCCACAGAATCCCAAACCTCACAATTGTCGAACCGTTCTTTTTCTTCTTCATACCATTCGATCGCTTCTTGTCTAGAATCAGTAGATTTCAGAATGTCAGCAAACCCACCGTTAGGATAATATTGATCGAATCCAAAACACCAATATCTATGATTTAAATCAATCTCATCCATCCTTCATCCCTCCAAAATAAAAAGCATCCACTATGTGAACGCTTCGTGTTATTATAGTTAAGCTATATTAATTCAGATTGATATGTAGGTGAAACTAATGGAAAATAAAGAACCTAAACAAGAGTACGATCTAAGTAAGATATACACATACAAAGAGTTTCC